GACTTTTTGATAATCACTTCACCGGGTTCATCGTCCAGCGACCAAGCGGACTTGGCCATCCACCATTCAACCGACTTGGCGGTGGCAATGTCATAGCCTGTCATTTCAACGGAGATGATCTTATCCTCACCGACGAAGAGCTGACAGTTCTGGTTCAACCCGGCGCTGAGCGCAACAGGATCCGGCGTCATCGTCTATCACTTTTCATGGTCGTTGTTTCCGCCATCGTCGCGATTCGGTAGCCGAACAACGTGTTGGCCGCTGCAATAAGGAGCGCAATCAGCACGATGGCACCGAGCACATATTTGACCGGCGTAACCCACGGTCCGCCGCCCATCTGGCTTGCGATCCAGTCTAATACTAAATTTATAATGTAGAGCACAACCACAGCCACGATGACGCTGACGGCAAACCACACGACGCCCAGCGGCGATATGCTAATGCCGCCCGCCAACCCGAACACGGCGGCAAGCACCAGCACCAGCGCAATCAACAGCAAAGCGCCGATGGCAATCTTGGCAATCTTGGCGAAGAACGCATCCGGCGCGACCTTGTCGATGGACAAGAAGAAGATGCCGCCAGCCGCCAGCAGTGCGATGATGTTGATCACGAACTGCACCAGTCCAGAACCTGACATTGTCATAGCTCCTCTTCGCTCATTTCCTGTAGAAAACGATCCCAATCCTCAGCGGGTCCGACCACCACCTGCCATGGCAATGTACGCACAATGTCGCAACTGCCGCCAGCGAAGGCGCTGCCTATGCGTTTACATTCCCTTTCAGTCCCACGGAAAAATTCCGCGACCCCGAAGCTACACTCGTCAGCCCGCTCTATGCGATATGTGACGACCCATTGTGACATCAGAAAATCAATGTTCGAGTATCCACTTCCTCCGCGTATTGTCCAGCGACGCCCATCGCCATGGTGAGTGCAACCAGCCCGTCGATGCGTCCTGTGGATTTGTTCTTGCTGAGCTTACGGTTCGCGTCATCCTTGCTGTCAATCACCGCGCAAGCAGCGCACATGGCCAGCACTGGATGATTGCCGTGCGCCAGCTCCTTGGCCTTCAAGGCTTGCTCCAGATCCCTGAGAGCCGGTGACATTGACTGCGTGCCCTGCCCAAACTCCACAAAGATGTCTTCAACTTTGGTTTCAGAAAAGCCCGCCTTTAGCAGCCAAGGTTTCAGATGCTTCATGTTCCAGCGATCAAAGCCGATTTTTCTAACATTGTAGATTTCACAAACATGGAAGAGCCACTGCGCGACGTATTCATAGCTGACGGTGCTGCCTTCCGTGGTTTCCAGAAAATCCTTTTCACGCCACAGATCGTACGGGACGCGATCCTTCTTTGCCTTTTCACGCAAACCCTTTGCCGGAAGCCAGAACGTCGGATGCACCTGCCAGACGCGTTCCTTTTTTCCTATCAGGACCAGCGCCGTCAAATCCGCGACAGAGGATAAATCGAGGCCACCATAAACAGGGACATCGTCCAGCGGCGCAGGCGGTGTGCCGCAGCCTTGCCAAACGGATTGCGTCACGAACGGATTGTTGATCTCTACTCTTTGATTCAGTATAAGATTCCGGTACTCGGACTCTCGCGACGGCATGCGCTTGGCGTCGTGCGCCATGCTGAGCACTTCTTTTTTATTCATGAAAACGTTCAGCGCCGGATTTGCCTTTTCGATGGTTGCGACGGCGAATGGATCATCGTCGGCGTCCGCCGCGTCAATGCGCAGCACGGTATGCGGATCATGCCCAGCCTTGGCGTCATCAATGAGGACCGATAAGAGATCGGCGTCCGTCGGGGCTTGTGTACTGATGATAATCGTCAACGGATTCTCTTGCGCGGCGGTGGCGGTTTCCAGCGCTTCGTACAAGGGACTTCTTGCACCACGGACCTGCCCAAGCTCGTCGTGGATGATCAATGCCGGGGACAAGCCGAAGTTGGTGCCGACGTCTGCGGACAAGGCGCGATAGACGATGCCCAGCTCCGGACAGAAAAGTTCTTTCTTGGTTTCCCTGACCATGATGACGTTGTTCAACGCCTCATTCATTCTAACCATCTTGGTTGCAAGGTTGAAAATCAGCGCCGCTTGGTCACGCGATAGTGCAGCACTATGCAGATGACTGTTGCGCAGGGCTTCCCTGCCGCACAGATGCAGAAGCAGAATCGCCGCCGCTTCAAACGACTTCGCATTCTTGCGACCGCGTGAGATGATCGCCCTGCGCGTGCCATGCGGATTGTCATAGATGGCGCGGAAGTCCTCCTTCATGAATTCTGCCATCTTCAATGGCTTGCCGACGTGCTTGCCTTCCGGAATGCGCAAATACTTTTCACACCACGCGATGTTGCGCTCGGCGCGGGATTCTTTCTGTTTACGGCGCGTCATTGATCCCAAGGGGATTTGGGGATGGCAATTTCTGCAACGTGATTGCGCGCCATCACGGCATTCTTCCGTTTGCCGATGCGGGTGCTTGGCACTATGCGCAGCCTGATGCCTAGCCGACACTGCACATTCGTCAATTTTTCCAGCGCGTCCCAGTCCCCGGCCTGCTTGGCACGGCGCGCGGCGATGCAGGCTTCAGCATAGCTGGCCAGCACCGGCATATCGGTGGGAATAAACTGCTCCGGCGCGGCATCCTTGAGCAGATCAAGGAGGAACGTGCGCTCCTCGTCGTTCAAGTGTGCCGGTGGCACGAGTGGAACGCGCGCGCGCTCTGGCTTCACGACGGTTCTGCTAAAAGCGCTCTTTCTACCATTCTGAATCATTGACGGGTGCCCGATTTCATTGGGGAGTTCTGCAGGTTCGTCTTAGCTGTCCGACGCTCCGGGCCGACACGGCTTGTCCCAGAGTACTGGTTTTTGCTCATGCCCCCCTGCCCCCTGATTGGAATTCTTTTTGACATTGATCATTTCATTTCTGTTTTCAATTTCTGTTTTTCAATTCTGTTGGACGGATGCCTCGGGTCAACTGGCCATCCATCATTTCCGATCGTATTATCAAATCCATTCTTTTCCTCAAACTGTTTGCTTCCTGTATGACACAGCAAACACAATGACTGTAATTCACCACACCAGAAAAGATTTACGTTGCCTCTGTGTGGAATAACATGGTCAACAATTGTAGCGGGTACAATTTCATTATGTACTAGGCAACGTACACACAGCGGGTGCAGGCGCAACTGTTGCGCAGCTAGACGCCGCCATCGCTTTGTGTCATAGAGCTTCTGTCTTACTCTGCTAGGCATTGCTCCGCCATGACCGGCAAGACGCACCACAAGGCGTCACTGCGCTCAACTGTGACACTGCACCTAAGCCAATAGTGCGAGGTCACCTTCAAAGACATTCGCCTTAACAGTCGAGCTACCAATTACATTGATTAAAACAGAAACTCGTTCCTTGCCGCGCATGCCCTGCACCACACCGCTCAAGCCAGCAAGCGCACCGCACTTGATACGAACTTTCATTCCTTTGCGAAAGCGGAAAGGCGGCGGAGGTAGAAAAACGCCTTCAGCGTCACAGCGCGCCTTCAGCTCGTCCACTACAGCATTGGGCAGCAATGCTGGCTTATCGCCGCTCATGATAACTCCACTGATACCGATCGTGGTCAACAGTTGCCGCCATGCATCACCTACCAAGCAAAAGAAATATCTGGGAAAAAGTGGTTCAATGCGCGGCGGGCGATGCGGAGCTACTATCTTGACGCGGGGCAGAAAGAACTCCAAACCTTGGCGCTCAAGGTGCGGAACAACTTTATTTTCATAGCATGGGCGTGTGAACGCCACTGCCCAAGGCATCAACGACCCCCAACGTACATTCCCCGCCTTAAAAAGCTTTCCAGCGGGGAAACCAGTTGGGAATCATTACTGCCGTGATTTTCGCCGAAAAGCAAATAGGACGTTCGGGCACTGTGTACAGGCCAAGGAGCTATGCAAAATTTCACTTCCCACTTCCCAAAAAAAGTCGATTTTCACCTTCTTATACTTTTTTTACTCTTACTTAAAATTTTCACCGGAAGTCGGAAAGGGGTAAAAAATGGGAAGTGGGAAGTAACTTGTTCTTGGTTTGTTTCCGTTTTTAAGGAAAAAATGATAAAATTTCCCTTTACCATTTTCACTTTCAACGATTCTGCTTATAAATAGGAAGTAATTTAATTCCGTAGGCTATGCAAAATAAGCACAGCTAAGACCATGCGCGCCCGTACGCCACCACGTCCAGCTTGGTACGACCATTGGCCTCTGCCACCTGTGTCATATTGGCCAGCTCCGGTGTGCTGGCAATTATTCTAGCTTTGGCAAAACGCGGATTCCATTCTCTGCAGAAGACATATTCTTCACCGACGTACCAGCCTTTATCTTTGGCAAGTTTGCGTATGGTCTGCGGTCGCTCAAGGTAGTCAACTTGTCTGCCGTCATGCACGAACTGCTTGATGCCCTCAACTAAATCAACGTCCAGCATGAAAACCTGTGCGCTTTGCTCTTCAACAAGTTCAATCTTGGCGCGTTTTAAAAAACCCTCAACCCATCTCTTGCCCGGACTTGAAAGTTCATCGACGACTTCCTGTTTAGCGCTTGTCCATGGAGCAGCGTCGCCCACCATGACGCTACCGTGCTGCGCCACCCATTGCGCGGCCCAATGCTTAATCTTGCCCAAGCCGCCTTCCAGCGTGAGCCAGCCGTTGAATGTCTGCCAATATGTAGGGCTGCGCTTGTCACTGCCGATGGCAGGAATCAACCAGCGCCGGTCCTCCATATCCAATTTGAGTGCGCGCATGGAGTTGGAGCATGCAAAAATATGCAACCAATTATCTATCAAGTACTCAGATTGATATTTTTTATTGATGACGATGACGCGGTCAGTGACAATTGACTTCAATCGATTGTAGGCTTGTGCGCTGTGTCCGGCATAAATTTCATGTACGACGGCCAGCCGTTTGTGCGCCGCCCAATAATTGAAATCGCTTTTGCATATGTCCTGTTCGCTTGGCTGACTGACATTGTCCGCGCCCAGCAGCGGACCAAGCACGCGCTCACCGAGCGTCCCTTTTCCCACGCCTTGTGTCTCTGATATTAACAAAACACCATAATGCATCTTGATGTCCGGCCTAGCGATCAACGTCGCACACCAGCGCAGCAGATGATCTCTGTCACCTGCGTCTGGGACCAGATGCTCCATAAAATCCAGCCATGGTCCGGCGTCGCCAACCTCCACACGCACGCTACTCGGCTTATGTGTATTGATGTAGCGTTCACCTTCTATGGTGTACACGCCGGGTGCAAGACCGGGATCATATTTCAGCACCGCAGTTTTGCTGACGCCTGACTTTTTCAACAATGCCGCTGTGTCCTTCACGTCACTGTACGGTGCCATCAGATTATTGAACTCGTCAGTCATATGAATGGAGTTGGACCATTCCTGATGCACGTAGACCTCCGGTGAAACGCAATGTAACCATTCTTCAGCAAAATCCTTGCGGATAGCCATGTATGGCTTGCCTTCACCGCTGCGGCGCTGCTCGGTGGCCCATGTTGCGGGCTGCATGTATTCACGCAATGCAAGTCCTATCCATCTGCTGCCGCTGTACATGCTGGCTGGCATCGGATCGGCCATATCCCATGCTACGGGCCAAGCATTGTCAAACATCACGCCTTTAAGTGGATACTTGACCAATTTTGATATTTCCTTCAACGCGTCCTTTCCGGCATAGTCATTGTCACAGATGTACACCAATTCAAGTGGGCGCTCCACTTTTATATCATCGAACGTCGTGCGGCTCGGTGCCAGTGCCCCACCGATGACGCCCCAATGCTCATACTCCACAATTTCATCGCGCCATGGATGGCAGTCCAGCTCCGGTTGCCGCGCCGGGTTTGTGCATAAGTCATGTATTGCCGCCGCAGGCTTGGCACCTTCATGCATCATGATCCTTCTTTTATTAGTAGAAAATCTAGGTTTCCATATCGGCAACTTGCAGTCCGGCTCCATGCAGCGCCACAGCCCATCACTCCAGTATGACCATGGCCTGTATTGCTTGCGGCCATCAGCCTGCCGCGCGCGCTGCTGCACCATTATGATCGTGTCTGTGCCGCGCTCATAAAATTCATACAACGGGTCATTGTTGCCTATCAACGCGCGCAGTTCAGGCAGCTTGGCCGGTGATGCTTTTACCCATGTTGGGATATCAAAATTGCCTGCCAGAAAAGCCGCCTTGATGGCGGTAGCCTCTTCTTCTGTTGGAGCATATTCCTCATTGTTACAGGTGATTTCACCATCTGCAGCCAACGTGATAAAGCAGCGCTCAACGTAGTAATTGCCGCGATTTTCCTTGACCATGAACTTGCGAAAATTAAGCTGTTGCGCCCCAATCCTGTTGATATAGGCAGCAAGGGGAGCAACGTCCCGCCAGTTCATCGGCATGTCAGTATCTTCCGGATTTGTGTGGGATTCAATTCTGTGCCGCCAACAAAAAGATTGCAAGTTGATAAACGTTGGACCAAAGTACCACAAGAGGAGAGAGACAATGCCAGATGACCTGTTACAAACAATCACCGCCGCTGGTCTTGAAGCGCGCGACATCACTCTGCAGATAGAATCCCTCGAATTGCAAATCAAGGAGCTGGCCGGTCAATTGCACGTATTGACGCGGCAAACCCTGCCGGACCTGATGCATCAAGCTCACATGACGAAGTTCACTCTGACGGCGCAGGGCAACACCCCGGCATATGAAATAACCGCCCGCCCATATATCCGCGCGAACATAGCGGCAAGCTGGCCGGAAGAAAAGCGCGCGGAGGCCTTCCAGTGGCTTACGGCGAACGGGCACGGTGATCTTATCAAAACTGAGGTTTCCGTTTCTTTTCCCAGAGAAAACAGAGCCACCGCGATTATCATCGCGGACCAATTACGGGAAAAAGGTCTGTATCCTCAGGTTGACGAAACGGTCCACTCTGGCACCTTGTCAAAGTGGTTGAAAGAAGCCACCGCCAATGGCGCAGTCGTGCCGCTGGACATAATAGGTGGTGACATCGGGCGTGAAGCCAAACTGAAAATCATAGAATAGGAGGGTGACTATAATGGCAAAGCAAGTGCAGTCAGCACAGGCAAGCACGGTGCCCGCTGACGTAGACGATGAATACAAGGCGATGCTGGAAGCAACCAAGGGCCAAGGCATTTCAAAGGCGCAAGAGGACAATCTCGTACCGCTGATAACGATTTTCCAAACCGGTTCAAAAGCCGTCAATCGCGCGGGCGGGGCGTATGTAGAAGGTGCTGAGGCCGGGAGTTTTTGGCTGCGCGGTGCAACACCGCCAGTGATCAGCGGGCAGGAAGGATTGGTTTTCCAGCCGTGTTATTTCTACAAGGACTTTGCGGAATGGATTACGCGTGACCAAGGCGGTGGCTTGGTCGGCATGCATCGCATGTTGCCGACTGACGCCCAAGAAATCCGCGATGATCGCAATCCCAACAAGGTCCGCTGGCGTTTGCCCAACGGCCATGAACTGCTGGAGCGCCGCAACCATCTGGGCTTTTTGGTGCGCGAGGATGGCACCATCGCACCTTATGCGCTGCCGATGACCAGCACGTTGCATTCCGTGAGCAGAAGCTGGATGACCACCATGAGCAACAGGGTGGTGGACGGCATCAATCCGCCGAGCTTTGCTTTTCTCTACCGCATTAGAACGCGTCAGCGAAGCAACGCACAGGGCACATGGTTCACCATTGACATCACTCCCGTCATGCAATCTGCGTTGCTCAATAACAAGGGCATGGTCAACAAGGATCTGTTGATGCAGGGCAAGGCCATGTATGAGTCCTGTCTGCGCGGTGACAAGCTGGCAGCGGAAATGGAAATGGATGACGCAAGTCCACAGGGAGAAATACCGTTTTAAATGACGCGGTCCACAAACCCGCAGCGCGTTGGTCGCCGTGCGCTGCCTCTCTCTCCTCAGAAAGAGCCAGTGGGTAAGTGGCTAAGTCCGGCCCGGAACCGCCAACGGTAGCACCGCGCATGACCCGCTATGTTTTCCCTTGTGTCATTGTCAACGTTGAAGAGCGTACGCGCATCTTGCGTGGAGCCAAAGATACCAAAGGCGACGCACAATTTGAATACGAAGTGCTTGGTTATTTTGCTGTTCTCAGCAGAGGCAACTTGGCGATCTATCTGGGCACCGAAGCGCCGGACTTGAAACCCGGCGACAACGTGCGCTTGATACTGGAGTCTGCATGACCGTGGATGGCATCTTCAGTCTGGTTTCGCGCCTCAGCGGCATACAACGTTTCAGCATGTTGAAAATGTGCCACCCGGAAAATGTTCTGGAACACGTCGGCATGGTCTGCATATTTTGTTACATCATCACGGACTGGCTCAATCAGGTGGAGCCTAACATTGACATAGGCAAGGTCTTGACGCGCGCAGTCGTACACGATTTTGATGAAACCATCACCGGCGATGTGCCGCGCCCCACCAAATATTTTTCCAAGGAGCTGCGCGCGTCAATGACCCAGCTTGAAATGAACGGCATTGCCAATCTGGCCCGCAAGCTGCATCTGGCCACGCTTGTCATGGACCACGCCGTAGCAAAGGAGCACAAGGAAGGCGCGATCGTTGCACTGGCTGATATTATGGCGGCAATCCATCGCGTATGGGAAGAAGTCTTGATCTATAACAATCATCATTTCGTGGAGCCAGCCAAGGGCATGCGCGAAGTGCTCGTCAACGTGCGAGAAAAAAGCATAGGCAAATTTCTGCCGGGGCAGCATTACGTCATCGACGTTATCATAAAAGACTTGGATGCTGTGCTGACCAAGGTGCTGCAGCATCCCTGTGAATTGATGGAGCTGCACAATGCAAATTAAAATTGCGCAACGCGCGCTGGCCAGCGATGCCGTGAAGGCATGGCGGTTCAGCCGTGACATTGCCATGGACTATGACCCGGAAGAAATAATGGCTGTGGATGCGCCGGTCATCGAGATGCCATCGGCCCTCCTGCATTTTATTGACTTCACTATCTTGGAAAGAGAAATCTTCTGCTCCCTGAGAAATCACACCGTCTGGGCGCGCACGTCAAGGGTTGATGACCCTACATTGTTCACCGTGCCGGATGAATTCTTGTCCGCAATGCACGACCAGTACCGTGACGATATGCTGCGCCTGCGTGGGCAAGGCGTACACCAAGACCAATGGCGCTTGCTGCTGCCGGTTGTCGCGCACACCAGTTGGACGGCGCGCCTGCACGTCCGTGACATAGCCAAGCTCATTCACTATTTCAAATATCTTTCCCAGCAGACTTTCATAAATCTGGAATTAACCGGGCGCTGTAACGCGGTAGCGCTTTGCTTGACGGATACTTTGACCAATATGCTTGGTCCAGACATAACTCGCGTATTACTGGAAGGCACCAAGCTGGCCAAGTATTTGAATGAAGAGCCGATCGTCATTGACGGCAATGCCCTGCATGACGACACGCACTTCCAGAAGGTTGCAATAATCGCCCCGCTGGGGCTGCGTGCGCAAATCGTCAGGCATCGGGAGCTGCAGTTTGTGGACAATCTGCTGGACATGATGACATCTGAGGAATTGTCTACGCTGCAGTTAAATGTCCCCATCAGCATGTGCATCACCGCACGCAAGGACGTATGGCAGTCCATCATGGGCAAACGCGCTTGCTGGATAGCGCAGGCTGATCTGTGGCAACATCTGACAAGATTGTTTACAGCCGGTGTGCTGCCGTGTGCGGACGGCAACTGCCCTTACAAGGTGGACGTTGAAGCGCGTCTGCAGGGGAATGACCCCGGCACACCATGCCCGCGCTACTGCAATCTGTACTCCGTCGATAAGACGCCTTTCTTGAAGAAGATGCAGAAGGAAGCATGGTCACGCGGCGGCAAACTCTGGCAGAAGGAATTGACATGATGCCGATACGTGTTAAACAGATTTATATTGCTGCTCCGTTCTTCAGTCACAAGCAGCTTGCCATCGTGGAGGAAGTGGAAAAGCTCATCCATGAAGTCGGCTTGGTCTATTATAGTCCGCGCAGCGACGGCATCCTGCAAAGCATGACGCCTGCGGAGCGCATCGCGCAGGCACCCAAGATTTTCAAGACAAATTGCGTCCACGTCGCCAACGCTGACGCTGTGCTCGCTCTGTTGGACGACCACGACACCGGCACCTATTGGGAAATGGGCTTCGCCTACGCCATCAGGCGATATAATCTGCAACAGCACTGGTACAGGATTTTCGCCTTCACCACGCAGCGCCCGACGCTTAACGTGATGCTGCAGCAAAGCGTTGACGCCCATGCCTGCGGGCTGGAAGAACTCAAGACCATGTTGACCGGCTTCGCGCAGGGCAAACCGCTGGTCAAGCCACAACCAACCGAGAACGTGGTGTAAATTAATTACAGTCCCGTAAAAATATTTGTAAAATGAAAAACAAACATATAATATTGCCAGTTCAATCAAAATGGAGGATAAAATGCTAGATAAAAATGTGTATTCAATTTCGTTTGACGTTGTTGGCTCAACGGCATTCGAAGCAAAAATCTCTGCTCTGGCTAATGACCCAACCGTACGAAATATAAGAGTGATTGAGACAAAACATGCAGCAAGGCTGCAAGTTTCTAAACGCCCAGACGGCAAAATTTTACGTGACGTGCTTATGGAAAAAGCTCCACCCGCTGGCGAAAATTTCACAACGACAGACGCTTATAGATGGACCACCGCTGGCGGATGGAGTACAGGTGGCACAGTTGGCGCATTAGAGACACTATGTAATAAAGGACTTTTCCGCAAAATCAGTAAAGGTAATTATTGCCGATTGCTGGTGCAGGAGGAAAAAGCAAATGCCGGGTGAAAAAGGTCATCATCAATTGGTGGATGCTGAAGGTCTACTGCGCGTTTTCATGACGCGAGAAGATCTTCACAAAGGAGATCGGGCTTTATCTCTTACTTGTGCCCTCGCAATAAAAGGATTTGGTGAACACAAGGAACTAGAATATTTTGAAGTTCATCGCTTCAAGGCACATGGAAGATTTAAGGGGGAAAAAGTAAATAGAAGATGGGAAAATTCTAGTCCCGCTCATCATCTTTTATGTTGCCTTGACATAGGAGATTTTGAAGGTGCTTACGAAATTGTCCCAGAGGAAGGTCGTGAATTTATTTTCAAGGTTCCTGTAGGCAGACGTAAACTCGACTATATACGCAGTGAAAAATTTAAAAAAGAACGTGAAGCTTCACGTATCAAAAATAAGAATAAACCAAAACGACCGCATCGCGGACCTGACCCAAAAACTTTAAGCGGTGTACGTGGCGGAGCTTTTGGTTTCCACATAGAAAGAAAACCAAAATAAATGCCCACCATCGTCGTCACAGGCGGCAGCTCCGGGCTTGGCAAGGCCATCTGCACGGCGCTGCGCGTCCATGACTGGCTGGTGGAGGACTGGTCACTGGAAACCGGCGTTGACGTGACGGACGGCGCGCGGGTCATGGAAGCCGCCGCTGGCCTGCCTGCGGTGGACGTATTGGTCAACTGCGCTGGCATCAATTACATCGCGCCTTTTGACCAACTCACGAAGCAGTGCTGGGACCACTTGATGGACGTGAATGCATGGGCCATCGTCAATTGCACACAGGCGCTATTGCCGCAACTGGCCGGTGGCACGATTGTAAACATCATCAGCCGCGCCGCCATACAGCCGATGACCTATAGCCTGCTGTACAATGCCAGCAAGGCAGCGGCAGCAATGGTGACGCGGCAAATGGCGCATGAGCTGCACAACATCATCGTATTCGGCATCAGCCCCGGCTGGCTGGCAGGCACCGGCATGACCAATAAAGTGGACGCGCGCCTGCGCGTATTGCGCAACCTTGCGCCGCCGCCTGCACGGATTGACCCCGCCGCCATAGCCGACCTGCTCGCTTGGCTGCTGCAGTCCAAGCAGCGGCACCGGCATCTGCACGGCAGCATTATAGAATACGGCCAATGAACAAGGGGCGGTTTATAAAATTGATGATGATGACCACATCTGATATGGATGGTGAAGCCTTGACCGCCTTGCGCATGGCCAATGCGATGCTGGCAGAGGACAATTTAAATTGGGAAGAGTTCTGCAACGGCAAAGATCAGCAGCAGCGGCAGTACACCGCACATACGGACATTGACAATATTGATAAAATGTTTGCCGTGCTGTTTGACACCGTCCCGGCAACTGACGGGTTCCGTGAATTTATAGAAAGCGTTCATGCTTTCTGGGAGCGTACAGGCAGGCTAACCCCGCGACAATATGATGCAATCAAGCGCGCATATGACAGGAGACGACGATGAAGATGGACCAGATTGCATACTACTGCGCCACCCATGAACAAGCCGAACGCGTCAAGCGCCAGTTTGGTCTGCATAATGCCACATGGGCAAAGGACACCGTGACAGCCAATGTCAGCGTCGCCCGCGACGGTGGCTTGGTCCCATGGGAAGGCATCAACGTTGCCGAGCTGCAGTTCAATGAGGACTTCGGCATCCAGCTTGAAATCATTCGTTACACGCTGGGCCTGCACTGGTGCATGTTTCATCCGGCGTATGACATTCACGGCATAGATACTTTTGTTGCGCACGTTGGCATCCATGTTGGTGATGATGACTTCCCCGTCCATCTTGACGACCAGCAGCTCGTGCAGCGCGCGCTGACTCAGCATCACACAGCGTTCAATGACAGGACTTATGAGTACAGAATCTATAAACTGACGCCCGGTGCCTATGTCAAATACATCAAGAGGATACCGAAATGAACACTACGGACTCATTGAAGGCGGCAATGCAGACCTACGAGCAGCGCAATGATGTATATGCGGACAATTTCGTGCGGCTGGGCAATGTAATGGCTGCAATGTTTCCCGGTGGCCTGACGATGCAGACACCGAAGGACTGGCAGCGACTATACACCTTCATGATGATACAGGTGAAGCAAACGCGCTACGCCGCGCAATGGTACAACGGTGGCCATCAGGACAGCTCCATTGACACCATCGTCTATGCAGCCCTGCAGAAAGAAATAGATGATCGCTCTGCTGCTTGACACCGAAACCACCGGGCTGATAGACAACCTCGTGAAAAGGAAGGAGCGCCAGCCGGAGGTGATTGAAATCTATATGTGTCTTGCCGATCTGCGCACGGAAACCGTCATTGATGAATTTGACAGTCTGGTGAAGCCGACCAAGGGCATCCCGAAACAGATCACGGACATCACAGGCATTGACGCAGCCAAGGTGGCTGATGCACCGCCCTTCGGTTTCATCGCTGATCGCATACAGACGATGATTGAAAGCGCCACCTGCTGCATCGGTCACAACATGACGTTTGACCACGATATGCTGGACATTGAATTTGGTCGTTTGAATAGGACAATAAAATGGCCAAAGCTTATTTGTACCACCGAACAGACAATTTTTCTGACTGGCCAGCGCATGACGCTTTCCGCATTGCATGAATTTCTGCTTGGTGAACCAATCGTCGGCGCGCATCGGGCGCGGCAAGACGTACAGGCATTGATGCGCTGTTGCGCCCAACTGCTGCACAGGGATATGCTGTAACCGTCCAAACTACGTCGGAGGTAACGCATGCACGGTTGAAAAGTCCCTCTGAGGAACCCTAGCCCCGGTCGCAAATGGCCGGGGCACACTCCGGAGCGCAAAATGATTCACACAGGCTACAGTTTCAAAAGCGCCGTCGGGCACCTGCCTGATGTCATTTCCCGCTTGAAAACGATAGGCTGGGACACTGCCCCCATCGCCGACCGCTGTAGCACCTTCGGGTTCACACGCTGGCGCGCCTTGTGTGAACAAAACGGCATGCGTCCGGTGTATGGCGTTGAGCTGCCCGTCACACCCGCATTGGGCAAGAAAGTCCCCATGGACTTCTGGACGTTTTTAGCCATTGACAGCCTCACGGACCTGCACAGGCTTATAAACCTAGCCACCGCCAATTCAGGCACGGACGGCAACGAATGGCCCTTGCTGACATACGCGCAGGCACATGCCGCGCAAGGCGTCATTAAAATTTCCGGGCATGCCGTCTTGCTTGACCATGTTCAAGCTGATGATCCAAACTATTATTTTGGCCTCACCGTTGCCACTGCCAAGGGCCTGCTTGCCGCCGCCAGAGCCAAGGGCCTGCGCCCTATTGCCGCGAGCTGCAACGCCTACCCCACCGCTGAAGACAAAAATCTATATCGCGTGGCCATGACCCGCTACGTCAAGCGGAAAGAAACTTGGATAACCATGGGCGGCGATACCCAGACTTACCCGCAGCATATCCTGAGTGATAATGAGCTCATAGGACAGGTTGGACAGGTTGGACAGGTTGGACAGGAGGCAATTGCCACTCGCCAGCGAGTATTGTCCGGATGCACCGCCACTCTGACAAAAGCCAGTCTGCTGGTGCCGCCGAAACCCAAGACCCTGCGTCAGATGTGCGAGGAGGGTGCTGCCACGCTTGGCTGCGATCTCACAGATTCAGTCTATGCGGAAAGACTGGACCGCGAACTAAAGATGATCGCGGAAAAGAAATTTGAGGACTACTTCTACATCGTGGCCGACCTTGTGGCCTTTGCAAAAGAAAGAATGATTGTCGGTCCAGCGCGCGGCTCCTCTGCCGGGTCACTTGTATGTTATCTATTGGGCATCACGGCAGTTGACCCAATTCCATACGGATTGCTCTTTGAAAGATTCGTGGACCTGACGCGCACGGACCTGCCGGACATTGACATTGACTTCAGCGATGCCAATAGAGAGCTGGTGTTTGACTACGCCAAGGAAAAATACGGTGCTGACCGCGTTGCCCGCCTTGGCACTGTGGCCATGTACGAACCCAAGAGCGCTTTGAAAAAAGTGGCCATCGCGCTAAACATTCCACAGCAGTACATTGACAAGGTGACTGATTCCCTGATTCTTAGATCAAGCGGCGACACAAGAGCAATGCAGCAGATTGAAGACACCTTGAATGATACGGAGGCTGGTCGTGCGCTGCTGCAGCATACCCCGGAAGTGGTCATCGCAGCCAAAATGGAAGGCCACCCGAACACCGCCAGCCGTCACGCCGCAGGCATCGTGCTGACACAGGAGCCGGTCATCAACTACGTGGCCATTGATGCGCGTAACAATAGCGTGATGTGTGACAAGCGTGACGCTGCTGCTCTTGATCTCCTAAAGATAGATGCTCTCGGACTGACGCAACTGTCCGTCTTTGAACGGACCTTGGAATTGCTCAACAAGCCAACCGCCTCAATACATAGATGGCTGGAGCAATTGCCGCGTGATGATGCCGCCGCTTTCAACGTCTTGAACAGGCAGCACTTCGCCGGCATCTTCCAGTTCAATGGCGTGGCTCTGCAAAATCTTGCAAAACAGATTCTTGTGGAAAGCCTGAATGACATCGTGGCCATCACCGCGCTGGGCAGACCCGGTCCCATGGCCACAGGCGGGTCGGGTACATGGGTCCGCAGGCGCACAGGCATGGAGCCGGTGGCCTACCCGCATCCACTTCTGGAGCCGTATTTAAAAGAAACGCTGGGTGTCGTGGTTTATCAAGAAACCGTCATGCAGGTCGGTCGTGAAATAGGCGACCTGACTTGGAAGGACGTTACGGCGCTGCGCAAAGCCATGAGCAAGTCATTGGGCACGGAATACTTCAATCAGTTTGGTGACAGATGGAAAGCCAGCGCCATCGCCAAGGGCATCCAGAAGGACGTGGCTGAAAAGTTCTGGTTTGACCTGTGCGCCTTCGGGAGCTGGGGCTTCAACAAGTCGCATGCCGTCAGCTATGCGCTTGTCAGCTATTGGTGCTGTTACCTCAAGGCGCATCATCCAGTGGAGTTTGCCGCAGCAACCTTGGACGCCGAGGATGATCCTACCAAGCAAATTCTATTGCTGAGGGAATTAGCCAACGAAGGCGTGAGTTACATTCCGGTGGACAAGGATCTTTCAACTGGCAAGTGGCAACCGCTGGAGCGCGACGGCAAGAAGCTGCTGCTAGGTCCATTGAGCAACATCGCAGGCATCGGCCCCAAAGGCGTGGAGGAAATCATAACCTGTCGCAGTCCCGGTGTGCCACCGCTGTCCAAATCTCTTCTTGAAAAGCTAGAGAGCGGCAAGACATTGATAGACAGCCTGACGCCAATTTCCGATCGCCTTCGTGAACTGCACCCGAACGGACTGGAAGCAGCCAACATCATCACACGCCCTACGCCGATCATCAAGGCACAGAACTACATGCCCGGTGAAGTGATGATCATCGGCGTTCTGCGCAAGCTCAACGTCCGCGATGAAAATGAGCATGTGAACGTAGAGCGACGCGGCGGCAGAGTGATACAAGGCCCGGACACAACCAGCCTGTTGATGACGATGGTTGATGACACCGACCAATTGTTCTGTAAAATCTATCACGGCAAGTTCTCGAAGATCAATGCTCAGCAGATCATTGATCGTGGTCGTACAGGCAAAGCCATCTATGCCGTCAAAGGCAACATGGCACGTTTTGACTTCCGCATGATGTGGGTCAATTCCTTTCGGTATTTGGGCGACATGAGCGAAGAGACTTACGGTCTTGAAACCGGTGGAGCCTACGCTCAAAGCAGGCAGCAAGCGGCGGAATGAGACGAGAGTTCAGTGACTATGTCAGGCAGGCAGCATTCGTTCGCAGCAAGTATCGCTGTGAGCGCTGCGAAAGTAAAAATGACTTGCAGCTCCATCATATAGGCAATCCGGCTGACAGCAGTTTGTTCAATGCGCAAGTGTTATGCGCAATTTGCCATGAAGAAGAACACCTCCGCAGGAAGAAATATTGTCAAACAAGCACGTGATCATCATTTTTGTGATTGGCGTTGCCATTATTGCTATCATCAACGTTATCCGCAACGACGCACGAGACAAGGAAGCCGCGCACAAGGCGAAGACGGAATGGATCAACGACTGCATGCTGAAACCGTTTGACCTTGCGGGTGGCGCGCGGCGATTGCGGGCATGTGAATGTATCTATGACAGCGCAATCCTGCCCGAAACAGTGCGAGCCAGAAGCAAAGGTCTAAACAGCACAAGTGACGACCCAGACATTCATGCCAGCGTTCAAAGCATGGCGCGTATTTGCATCATGAGTGAAAAATGATTGACGGTGGCTTACGAAAGATCTTCCGACAGAAACTGACTATAGGTTTTCACTGGCAGAGCATTGAATCCCCACTGACCAGCGGCGGCATTCCAGATTCCAACTATTGCGGAAAAGGAATTGAAGGCTGGGTTGAATTCAAAAAGGTCAAGGGCTGGCACGTCGTGATGAGGCCGGAGCAAATCGGTTGGGCCGAGCGCCGCACAAGGGCAGGCGGCAGAGTATATGTGGCCGCGCGCAAAGGGCCGACGCTGTGGCTGTGCAACGCTGGCAGTGCTGCGCGCCTGCTGGCCACCTGTGGCCTGCCCAGCCTGCCCCCAGCGGCGGT